AAGACTACTAAAAAAGTAACTTATAAAAGAAAAGTAAAAGATAATGGGAATGTAAGTATGATTGAAAAAGATGATACATTCAATCCACCTCAAGAGATGCAAGAAGAGGGTAACTTTGAAAAAGTTCAAAAAACAATTGATGTATGGTATGAGGGTGTAATGGTTATGGGTACTAACATAATGCTTCAGTGGAAGCTTATGGAGAATATGGTAAGACCACAATCAGCTACACAACACGCTATGCCAAATTATGTAGCAGTTGCACCTAGAATGTATAAAGGTGTAATTGAATCTTTGGTTAGAAGAATGATTCCATTCGCAGACCTAATACAAATAACACATTTAAAATTACAACAAGTAATATCAAGAGTTGTACCTGATGGTGTCTTTATTGATGCTGATGGATTAAATGAAGTGGATATCGGTACGGGTAATGCTTATAACCCTGAAGATGCTTTGAGATTATATTTTCAAACAGGTTCTGTTATAGGTAGAAGCTATACTCAAGAAGGCGATTACAATCAAGGTAAGATGCCTATAAAAGAATTAACCTCTAACTCAGGTGCTTCTAAAACACAAATGCTAATTGGTAACTACAATCATTACTTAAACCAAATTAGAACTGTTACAGGTTTAAATGAGGCTAGAGATGGTAGTTCACCTGACCCTAATTCATTAGTGGGTCTACAAAAATTAGCAGCTTTAAATTCTAATGTAGCAACTAGACATATACTTGATGGTAGTTTATACATATACAGAACTTTAGCTGAAGCTATAACTTATAGAGTTGGAGATATATTAGAATATTCAGACTTTAAAGAAGAGTTTATAAATCAAATTGGTAAATACAATGTAGCTATTCTAGAGGATATAAGTGATTTATATATTTATGACTTTGGTATTTTTATTGAACTATCTCCTGATGAGGAGCAAAAAGCACAACTAGAAGCTAATGTTCAAATGGCATTATCTAAGAACGATATAAACTTAGAAGATGCAATTGATATTCGTGAGATTAAAAATCTAAAACTTGCTAATCAACTTTTAAAAATGAAAAGAGTTGCTAAACAAGAAAGAGAAGAGAAGATGGCAATGCAACAACAAGCTATGCAATCTCAACAACAATTGAAATCTCAGGAGATGGCTGCTCAAACTGCAATGCAAAAAGTTCAAATGGAAACTCAAGCTAAGATGCAATATCGACAAGCAGACATAGCTTTTGAAATAGAAAAATTAAAAGCTGAAGCTGAATTGAAATCTAGACTAATGCAACAAGAGTTTGATTTGAATATGCAATTAAGACAAGCTGATGCCGAAGCACTTGGTTCTAGAGAGACTATGAAAGAAGATGCTAAGTCAAAAAGAATTAGTCAAGCTAACTCTGAGCAATCAAAAATGATTAATCAGAGAAAGAATAATTTGCCACCAATAAATTTTGAGTCAAACGAAGATAGTTTAGATGGTTTTGATTTGGCAGAATTTGAACCTAGATAAATGGTCTAAAAGACTAATAATTTTTGTGTAACTTTGTATATAATTAAATCTAATATAATATGGAAATAAAAGTAAGAGCAGTTGGTGCGACTGAAGAAAAGTCTGTGCAACAAGTAGAACAAGATTTGCTTGACAAGCACGAGCAAAAGCTTGAGGGCACTGAGTCCGAACAAAAAGATACTCCAAAAGTACAAGTACAAGAGGAGACAACTATAAAAGAAGAACCAAAAGCTGAAGAGCAAAAGGTTAAAGAAGAAATTAAAACTACATCCTCTGAGTTAAAAGAGGAAGATGTTCTTAAATTTATTGGTAATAGATACGGAAAAGAGATTAAATCTCTTGATGAACTGACAGAACAGAGAGAGGAAAATCCTCTACCTGAAGATGTTTCAAAGTATCTACAGTTTAAAAAAGAAACAGGTCGAGGTTTCGATGATTTCGTAAAGCTTAATAAGGATTACGATGAAATGGATTCCGACCAACTTTTAAAAGAATATCTTACTGCAACTGAAAAAGGTTTAGATGCAGAGGATATTGAAGACTTAATGGATGAGTTTGCTTATGATGAAGATGTTGATGATGAGAAGCAAGTTAAGAAACTTAAGTTAAAAAAGAAAAAGACTATTGCTAAAGCAAGAGACTATTTCACTGAACAAAAGGAGAAATATAGTGTCCCTCTTGAGTCGAGTAGGGATTCTTCTCCTAGAGAAGATGAGGAAGAATATCAAGCTTATAGACAATATATAGCTGAAGCGAAGACAGTTAATGAACAGAATGCTCGTAAGGGCGAGATGTTCCAAAAGAAAACTGACGATGTGTTTAGTGAGTTCAAAGGTTTTGAGTTTACGTTAGAAGACAACAAAGTTTATTTTTCACCGGGGGATGCAGCAGAACTTAAAAAGTCTCAACTAAGTCCACAAAACTTTATTAATAAGTTTTTGGATGATGATGGTTTAATAAGCGATGCAGCAGGATACCACAGGTCACTAGCGATGGCGATGCATCCTAATAAGTTTGCGAAGTTTTTTTATGAGCAAGGGAAATCTGCATCAGCAGATGAAACTATGAAAAAGTTGAAAAATGTAAATATGTCAACTAGGAATGCTCCTGAAGTTACTAAGTCAAACAGTGGGTTGCAGATAAAGTCTTTAAGTCCTGACTCAGGTCGAGGTTTAAAGATTAGGAGTAAAAATAAATAAATGTTAAACTATTAAAAAGTAAATTATTATGAGTGTACAAAACGTACCCGGATTTGACTTACAACCAAGTGCACAAAGAGTGCCGTTGAAGTCGAACTACATATCTAACTTTGACTTTCTTAATCAGTATCTTCCTGATACTTATGAGAAGGAATTTGAAAGATATGGAAACAGAACAATCTCCTCATTCTTAAGAATGGTAGGAGCAGAAATGCCGTCTAACTCTGACCTTATCAAATGGGCAGAACAAGGAAGATTGCATACTAAATATGTAGACTGTTCTACTGCAGCATTAATCAATGACATTGAGTTTACAATTGCAGTGAACGATGCAGGTAACCCTGCTTTCGGTGCATCTAATTCTATTGCAATTAGAGTTGGACAAACTGTAATGGTATCTGATAATGCAGGTGGTGGTTCAGTAAAGTGTATTGTAGTAGAAGTAGATTATGCTAACAAAACTTTCAAAGTAGCAACTTATCCTGATACAGGTATTCCTGTTGCAGGTGCAGGTGCTAAGTTTACTGTATTCATTTATGGTTCTGAATTTAAAAAAGGAACTGAAGGAATGAAAAATTCTTTGGAAGCAGATGACTTTATCTTTGAAAATTCACCAATTATCATTAAAGATAAGTACGCAGTATCAGGTTCAGATATGGCTCAAATCGGTTGGGTAGAAATTACAACTGAGAACGGAGCAAACGGATACCTATGGTATCTAAAGTCTGAGCACGAAACAAGACTTAGATTCGATGATTACTTGGAAACTGCAATGATTGAAGCAGTACCGGCTGCAGCAGCAGGTGGTGTTGCTACACAAGTAACTGATGACCAAGTTGGTAACAAAGGTTCCGAAGGTATCTTCTATGTTGTAGAGCAAAGAGGTAACGTATGGGGTGGTGGAAATCCAACTACTCTTCCTGAGTGGGATACAGTTATTTCAAGACTTGACAAGCAAGGTGCTATTGAAGAGAACGTAGTTTTTGTTGATAGAGATTTCTCTTTTGACATTGACGATATGTTGGCTCAACAATCTAGCAATGCTGCAGGTGGTGTTTCTTATGGTCTATTTGACAATGAAAGAGAAATGGCATTGAACTTAGGATTCACAGGATTTAGAAGAGGTTACGACTTCTATAAGTCTGATTGGAAATATCTAAACGACCCAACAATGAGAGGTGGATTACCTACAGGTGCAGGGTCAGGTAGAGTTAATGGACTTTTAGTTCCTGCAGGTTCTACATCAGTATATGACCAAATCTTAGGTAAAAACGCTAAGAGACCTTTCTTACACGTTAGATACCGTGCTTCTGAAACAGAAGATAGAAGATATAAAACTTGGATTACAGGTTCTGCAGGTGGAGCAGAAACTTCTAGCTTAGATGCTATGGAGGTTCACTTCCTATCTGAAAGAGCAGTATGTACTTTAGGTGCTAATAACTTCTTCTTGTTCCAAGAGTAAGATTATTATATTGGGGGAGTGTCTTTGAAGACACTCCTCCTTTTTTTTAAACTTTAATTAAATTATAAATAAAATGGCGAAAGCAAAAACAAGTGTGTTTGTAGCTAAGAGTTACAAACTAACAAGAGGAGTAGCACCTCTTTCCTTTATGCTACCTGTGAGACACACAAAGAGATTTTCACTTTTACACTTTGATGAGAAAACCGGAACCAATAGAGAGTTACGTTATGCAAGAAATCAAAAGTCTTGTTTTGTAGATGAACAAGATAAAAATGCATTACTTGAACCAATTATTTTTGAAGATGGTTTCTTATACGTTCCAAAAGAAAATCAAGTATTACAAGAGTTCCTACACTATCATCCATTAAATGGTAGAAAGTTTGTACAAGTTGACAAAGCAAAAGATGCAGCAGAAGAGGTAGAAGACCTTATGGTTGAAGCTGATGCTTTAGTTGAAGCTAAGAAGCTTACTCTTGACCAACTTGAAAATGTATGTAGAGTATTGTTTGGTAAAGACGTAACTACTATGTCTACTGCAGAACTTAAAAGAGATGTATTAGTATATGCTAGAAGTAATCCTCAAGATTTCTTAGAAGTAATTAGTGACCCTGAATTAAAACTTATGGGTACGATTCAAAGATTCTTTGAAGAAGGATTATTGAAAACTAGAAAGAGTGGAAAAGAAGTATGGTTTAATACACCATCAAATAAAACCAAAATGCTTAACGTACCATTCGGTGCTGAAGCTTTAGATATGGTTGCACAATTTCTATCAGATGACGAAGGTCTTGAGATTTTAAAATACTTAGAATCTTTGTTAGATTAAACCCTATAATTGACCATAATTAAGAGACCTCTTCAAAAATGAAGGGGTCTTTTTTTTTCATTATCTTTGTAGAAAAGAAATACAGATGATAAATTCAGTAAGACAAACGGTGATGTCCGTACTGAACAAGAATAATTACGGGTATATATCCCCATCTGACTTTAACTTATTTGCAAAACAAGCACAGTTAGATTTATTTGAAAATTATTTTTATTCGTACAACTATCAAATTGTTAAGGAGAATGCAAGGCAGTCGGGTACTGAGTATGCTGATATAACAAAAGGTTTAGAAGAAGTTATAAATACTTTTTCTGAAACTAAATTTTTGTTTCATCAATATAGTAATAAGTTTTTTACCCCTAGTCCTACAACCACAGGAGATAGTTATTACCTCTTAAATAAAGTTTTAATATACACAAAGCAACTTGCTAGTGGTACTAACGATGTTATTCAGGTACAATCATTAGTTGATAATACGGCAACCTTTATATCAGATGGTGTTCAGGTAGGAGATATAGTTGTTAACTTATCATCTAACCCTGCAGAAGTAGGATATGTATCAGTAGTGGTAGCAGAAACTGAGTTAACATTAGTTGACGGTGATGGAAATCCTTTCGATACTTTCCTAAATCCACAAATGCAGTACTTGATATATTCAGTTAAACCTGTTAAAGAAGCAGAAAAGGTTACTAATAGTAAAATAACAATGCTAAACAATTCATTGTTAACTGCACCTAATTTAATGTTCCCTGCTTATAGTCAGCAAGAACCAACATTGTCTTTGTTTCCTGATTCTATAAATCAATTTGGAGCAGTAGAATGTCAATACATCAGATTTCCTAAAGTTCCTAAGTGGACTTATGTAGACCTAGTTAGTGGTGAACCTGCATTCAATCAATCAGCAAATGATTTTCAAGACTTTGAATTACCTAAAGATGACGAGCCAAATCTTGTCAATAAGATATTACAATATGCAGGTATGTCTATTAGAGAAATGTCAGCAGCACAATTTGGTGGAGCAGAGGAAGCTAAAAATATGCAAACAGAGAAATAATTATGAGTTATATAACACAATATCAATATTACGAGAATGGAGGTAATCCACCTGAGAATGCTAATTGGGGTTCATATCAATATGTTTCTTTGGAAGATATAGTTAACAATTTTATGTTAATGTATCAAGGTAATCACAGTCTTGTAAACAACGAAGAAAGGTATAAGATTTTATTCCACGCTAAACGAGCAATACAGGAATTAAATTATGATGCCTTTAAAGAAATTAAAATATTAGAACTTAGTGTGTGTGACACATTAAGATATGTGCTTCCATCTGACTATGTGAATTGGGTTAGAATATCTATGTATAGAGATGGATTACTTATGCCATTAACAGAAAACATTCAAACAAATTGGTCTTCAGCTTATTTGCAAGACAACGAATGTAGAATACTTTTTGATATAGATGGTAACGCAATATCTCCACAATTTTCAGATATTGATTATGATAGAATAAAAGGTCAAAAACAAAGTATCTATTTAAACCAAAACTCAGAATACTATGGTAGAGCAGGTTGGTGTGTTGATGGTGCTTGGTATTTTGAATACGGTATTGGAGCACGTTATGGATTGAATACAGAAACTGCCAATGCTAATCCCACTTTTAAAATAAACCCCAAAGGTGGTGTTATTAATTTTAGTTCAGGAATGGCAGATGAGTTGTGTATTCTTGAGTATGTATCAGATGGTATGGAAAATGGTGATGACAGTTTAGTTACTGTAAATAAACTATTTGAAAAATACATCTATGCTGCAGTAGAATTTGAAATATTAAGTTCTAAAGTTGGAGTACAAGAATACATTGTTGCACGTTCAAGAAAGAAGAGAGCAGCTTTACTTAGAAATGCAAAAATTAGAATTAGTAATATACATCCCGGAAGACTCTTAATGAATATGAGAGGTAGGGATAAGTGGTTAAAATAATATGGCAAATTTAACAAGGAACTTTACTCAGGGTAAAATGAATAAAATGGTTGATGAACGACTCATTACTAATGGGGAGTACGTTGATGCATTAAATGTTCGTATGGGTTCAACTGAAGGTGCTGAGATTGGAGTTATTGAAAACTCAAAAGGTAACCTTAGAGTAACAACTTTACAGTATGATGGAACTCCATTATCTAATCAAGCTAGATGTATAGGAGCATTTGAAGATGGAAGTAATGAGACTTTGTATTGGATGGTTCACGACCCAAACTTTGCTCCTAGTCCTACTCAAAAATTAGACCTTGTAGTTTCTTGGAATCAAAACAATAATATTGTAGTATACCATCTTATTAGTATGAATGATGGTGGTGGTGTTAATACCACCTTAAACTTTGATGAATTATATCTACATACAGGAATAGATTTAGTAGATAATAAACTTTTATTTTTTACAGATAATTTTAATCCACCAAGAAAAATTAATATACTAAAAAATTATGCTGACCCTGATGCTAATGGTTTAGATGGTTTCTTAGCTGAGGATATATTGGTAATTAAAAAGCCACCAATTCAGCCTCCTTCAATACAACTAATTCAAACAGGAAGTCAAGAAAATTTTTTAGAAGAAAGATTTATATGTTTTGCTTATAGATATAGGTATGATGATGACGAGTATTCAGCTACATCAATTTTTACTAACCCTGCTTTTTCACCGGGTACATTTTTATTTTCAGGAGAGAGTTACCTAAACGAAGGTATGACAAACCTGTACAATACTGCACTTGTTACTTTCAATACAGGTGGTTCATTAGTTAAAGGTATTGACTTGTTATTTAAAGAAGCTAATAGTCCTATAATTAAAGTTAT